GCAGCTTTTAGCAGCTTGACAGGGGTGGGCAGGTGGCCATGGCCCCCCCGGTGGGGGTACATACAAACACGTACATTTTACAGCTTTTTCAAGTTGTCAACATAGTGGGAATATTAGGGCAGGATGCGCTATAAGGGAGTATAACAAAAAAAACAACCTAAGAAGGGTTGTCTAAAGGACTTTTAAAAGCCGTAAAAGGGGACGAGCAGGGGGGTTTGCTTGGGAAGGGGTAGTATTTTGCGCTCTCTATTTAGAAGCTTTTAAAAGCCGCTATATTTCTTTAGTATTGTTGTTATATTGATTAGAGACTCTGTGTTATTACTCTAGAAGCTGTTAACTACGTTACAGAGTATACACTCAGATTACAGGTTTGTCAAGTACTTTAACCTTTTCTTTTTGTTTTCTTTTAAGAATAAAGGAAAATACAACTTTTAACGGTTTATTCCTTCAGGAATGAGTGAATGTTGCAGCATTGCTTGTTACTTAAAATAAGTAAGAAAAGACTTGACAAGAGAGTAATTCAGGTGTATACTGACTGGTTATGACAACACACACATCTAAGTACTTACCGAGAAACATGCAAAAAACAGAACGTGAGTACACAGATAAACAGCTGAGTTTTTTAGAAAACCTACTAAAGACAGGAGGTGATCCAAAGCAAGCAGCAGAACTAGCAGGTTATTCCGAAGGAAGCTATCCTCAAGTCATTAAAGCACTTAAACAAGAGATGATAGATCTAGCCTCTGATGTACTGGCACAGTCTGCACCTAAAGCCGCTTTTAAACTAGTAGAAGTGATGGAATCAGAACATTCTATTCCACAGTCAAACGTCAAGATACAGGCTGCTCAGACGATCCTAGATAGGATTGGACTAGGTAAAGCAGAACGTATTGATGTGAACCACAAGGTAGATAACTCACAGGGTTCTTTATTTATCTTACCAGCTAAAGCCCCTGTAACGATTGAGAACGGCGATTACTTTGTTCCCGAAGACTAAGCCCAAAGGAAGAGGCGTAGTCCCTTTTGGTTACAAAGCTAATAAAGAAACAAACATGCTGGAAGCTATACCGGGGTATCTAGAGGCTTTAGAAGATACCATCAACAAGCTTCTGGAAGAGAAGATACCTTCTTTAAGAGAAGGGATAGTCTATCTCAAAAGCCAGTTAGGAGAGGATATAAAGATCTCTCATCAGACTTTAAGCAACTACTTAGAGAAAGCAGGAAAGAAAACCCGACAATACAATTTCCATTCTGAAGTAAAAGCTCAGAGAAGTGCTAAGAAAAAACTTACTACAACTAAAAAGAACGTAGATCTTCTGGAAAGAAAGCTTAGCAAAGAAAGATCTAAATTAAAAACAAGTACTAAAGCTTTTAAAAAGCTGGACGAACCCGAAGATGCTGTAACAAACGAAGGGAAAGTTGTTTCTTTAGAAGACTTCCCTAAGTTACTTCAGGAAGAGGTAAAAGATAATGTTATCTTCTCGCCTAATGAAGGCCCCCAGACAGAGTTCCTAGCAGCCGCTGAGACGGATGTACTGTATGGAGGTGCAGCAGGGGGTGGTAAGTCCTATGCGATGCTTGTAGACCCTCTCAGATACGCACACAGGTCTGCACACAGAGCATTGATAATCAGGCGGTCTATGCCTGAGTTAAGAGAACTGATAGATAAGTCAAGGGAATTATATCCCCAAGCATTTCCCGGTTGTAAATATAGGGAAGTAGAAAAGCTTTGGAACTTCCCCAGCGGTGCAAAAGTAGAGTTTGGTTTCTTAGAAAGAGATGCAGACGTTTATCGCTATCAGGGACAAGCATATAGTTGGATTGGTTTTGATGAGATTACTCACCTTCCTACAGAGTTTGCTTGGAACTACTTAGCATCGCGACTACGAACAACAGACAGCGAGATAGAGCCTTATATGCGCTGTACGGCTAACCCCGGTGGTGTAGGCGCTCACTGGGTAAAGAACAGATATATTACACCTTCAGAGCCTGATAAAAGCTTTTTAGGTAAAGATGGTTTAACAAGAAAGTTTATACCTGCTCGTCTAGAAGACAACCCCTATCTGGCAACAGATGGACGGTATGAGCAAATGCTTAAAGCCTTGCCCCCTACACAACGCAAGCAACTACTAGAAGGTAACTGGGACGTTAACGAGGGGGCAGCTTTTACCGAGTTTAATAGAGATATACATGTAATACCGCCTTTCCAGATCCCGGTAAACTGGGACAGAGTTAAAGGAGTTGACTACGGTTATGCTAGTGAATCTGCCTGTGTATGGGGAGCATTAGACCCTAGCGATGGTACTCTTATTATTTATAGAGAACTCTATCAAAAAGGATTAACAGGGGAAGACTTAGGATACAAAATAACTGAGATGGAGCTAGAAGACCCTATGTCAGTACAAGGTGTTTTAGACACAGCAGCATGGAATAGAACAGGTACTACAGGCCCTACTGTAGGTGAAACGCTCTTAAGGCAGGGTCACAAGTTAAGAAGAGCAGATAAGAATAGAATACAGGGTAAGATTCAAATACACGAATACCTAAGGTTGCAACAAAGCGGCAGACCACGAATACAGATATTTAGCAGCTGTCCTAGCCTGATACGTGAACTTCAAGGTATTCCTTTGGATAAGTCTAATCCTGAAGATGTTGATACACACGCTCCTGACCACGCATACGATGCCTTACGGTATCTTATTATGTCTAGGCCAAGAGTAAATGATCCGTTATCACAGTTAAGGAGTCTAAGAATGCAACAAGCTTATACTCCTGTTGATTCGGAATTTGGATACTAATAATAAGAAACTTCGGCTACTAACTAGTAGTAAAATAATTATATAACTTAATCGAGGATTTAAAATGTCAGCAGTAAATATTAGAGATACGGGACGTAACTCAGCAAAAACAGGTGACGTAAGAGGACTTGCATCTCGCGTAGAAACTACTAACCCTACACAACAAGTAACAACTCTTCAGGAAGTCAAAGTGACTACTGGTACTATTGCCGTAACTGACGATACAAATACTATCGTTACTATCGCACAGCCAGCAGGTACAATCCTAACAGATTTGATTGCTTATCCAGCAGGTAACATTGTTACAGGCGGTTCTTCAGGTAATGACCTAGACATCTCTATTGGTACTGCATCTGCTGGCGCACAGCTACTTGCAGCTACAGCTCTTCTAGATGACGGTGGTGCTGCTGTAACTTGGACTGCTAACGTGCCTTTGAATATCATTTCAAATGCTAGTGGTAAAGCAGCCAACCAGTTTGCTACAACAGGTATCGGCCCTAAAGGTGGCCCAGCCACTACAGAAGCTATCGTAATTGCAGCAGCTTTGTACAGTGCAGCAGCACGTAATATCTTTGTTACTCTGCGACCTATTGGTGCTGACTTGGCAACTGCTGCTACGACTGTTACTTATATCGCTAGGTTCCAAGAACTATAGAGCTAGTTAACGCAGGGTTCTCCTAATTTAGAAGGACTCTGTGTATTTTAACTACAGCATTGCAAAAGGTTTAAGGTCTTTTTATGAAAAAATCGAAAATAAAATATAATAACGGTGGTACTGTTAAACAAACAACCTACAACAATGTAGCCTCTATAGAAGCTGGAGCGCGTGGTAACAACAATAACTCTAGTGCTGATGTAACTGGATCTTTACAGGGCAAAGGTATAACAGCTTCTGCAAGACGTTATATAAATAGTCAAGGTTATAGAGATACAATCGTAAAAGGTAGTTATAATAAGAACGACTTTTCTATCTCAGGTCAGCACCAAAGAGATAACGACGGAAATAAGGAGACTACCGTAAGACTTGCACAAGGCCCTGTTAGTGCTACTGCTCGTAGGAACAGAGATGGTAATCAAGTCGGTCTTCATTATCAAAAGACTACACGAAAGGGAACTACATTTGGAGCGAATCTGAATAGAAACGCAGAAGGGTTATTCAGTGCTAGTATGACTTTTGCTAAATCTTTATAAACGGTATATTTATGTCAGAGAATAGTTTAACAGCAAATGAAGTTTACTTTGGAGGCATCGAAGGTGAAGATGGCTTACAACTTACGCTAGAAGAAAACTTACGTAATAACTTAGTAGGTCTTATTGCTGATAGGTATATTTCTGCCCAGAATGCAAGAGACTTAGATGAGCAACGTTGGCTTACGGCCTACCATAACTATCGTGGACTCTATGGTAAGAATATAAAATTCAGAGAATCTGAAAAGTCTAGAGTGTTTGTCAAGGTTACTAAGACTAAAGTGTTAGCAGCTTATGGGCAGTTAGTAGATGTTGTCTTCGGAGCTAATAAGTTCCCTATTGGTATAAGTGAAACTAAAGTACCTGAAGGTATTTCTGAATATGCACACCTCAAGTCTGCTCCCGGCATTGAGACTTCACAAAGTCAAGAAGAAACTGAGGAGGAGGAGGAAGAAACTGCTGAAGATCCCTATGACGTAGGTTATGAAGGAGATGGTAGAGTACTAAAAGCAGGTGCAACTTATGGCACAGGTAAGTTTGAAGATGAAAAACTAGACATACAGGCAGAAGAGAAAGATTTATTGGCTGAAGGGCCTTCTGCAAATCCTCAAATGCCAGAGATTAGCCCTGCACAAAAGGCTGCTCGACGTATGGAAAAAACTATACATGACCAAATAGAAGAATCTAATGGTGCAAGTGAGATAAGAAACTCTCTATTTGAAGCATCTCTATTTGGAACAGGTATTGTCAAAGGCCCATTCAACTTCAATAAAACATTACATAGATGGGATGAAAACGAAGAAGGTGAACGTACTTATTCTCCTGTCGATGTACGTGTTCCTCGTTTAGAGTTTGTCAGTATCTGGGATTTCTTCCCTGATCCCAATGCAACTACTATGGCTGAAGCAGAGTATGCTTTTCATAGACATAAAATGAATCGCACACAGCTTCGTAGTCTAGGTAAGATGCCTTATTTTGACAAAGACGCTATTAGAGAATGCTTGCAACTAGGCCCTAACTA